CAACAACATGGAAACAGTCACAACATTAGACGACAAGGTCAGAGCCTTCAAGGTACTGCTCGACAAGAAAGATGAATTAGCAGAGCAGACCAAGGCAAACAATGAGGAACTCAAAAACCTCGAACAGGAAATCGCACAGCAGATGGTGGATGAGGAAAAGCCGGATACTACGGTGGATGGCTTCAAGTACAGCCTGCAGGAGAAAACGAGATACTCCAAGATTTCAGAAGAAAAGCTGATGGAAAAAGGTCTGGTATTCTTCGATGTCTTGAGAGAGCAGGGATTCGGACACCTCATCACGGAAAGAGTAGATCCACGAACCCTCGACTCTGCGATGAACAATCTGGCGGCCGAGAACGATGGAGAACTGCCGGAAGAAATGGCAGAGGTACTCTCCGTTTATTCGGAACTTAAGGTATCCAAGAGAAAAGCCAACACCAAGGCTCTGAACAGAGCAAAGAAAGCACAGGAGGTATAAAGATGGACTACGAACAGATGGAAATTGACATCACACTGGAAAGTGACCGTGACCTTAAAGAGAATATGCAGGCGACTGCCAAGTTCGCACTGGGGCAGATTATGGAGTATCAGAACCCGACCAAGGTAAAGAACCGCCATGAGGGATACGGCATCGCAGCAGAGGGATATGCGTCCCTGCAGGGCAAGATGAAATCCACCAAGACAGATATGGATGACCTCTTAAAACTCCTGCCGAATGGAGACGGCGATGTCCTCAATGTAATCGGCAGCCTTTACAATTCAGCGGTTGAGGTAGCTGTGGAGTCCATCAAACTGGCAGCGCAGGCACAGAGGATCATGGACGACCTCTACTACGGAGAGAGCGGAAAGCCGACACCGATGGAAGAATACATGGACGAGCAGGAAGCAGGAGTGTCAGAGGACGATGGCTTCGAGGAAGCAGACAATAACAAAGAAGATGTAGAGGAAATGGAGGAATAAGACATGGCAAAGAATGAGGTAGCAACAACAGATAAGAAGTTTGAACTGGTCACGCTGACCGGAGAACTGGCGGAGGCGATTGCAGAGGAAATGGACGGACTGGGAAGTATCCCATTCGAGAGGGCAAAGATTCCGAGCGGTGGTGGTCTGGCATTTGAACTTCCGGGAGAGACAGAGGACGAGCCTGTGATGAGCACGGAACTCACAGGAGTAATCCTCCACCATCATCCGGTAAACGCATACTGGGCAGAACAGTACAGTGGCGGAAACGAGCAGCCGGACTGCTCAAGTTATGACGGAAAGCAGGGAGTGGAACGTGAGACAGGAGAAATCCACGACTGCAGCAAGTGCCCGCATAACCAGTTCGGAAGTGCCGGAGCGGGAAAAGCCTGCAAGAACATCCACAGGTGTTACATCCTGCAGGAAAGCAACCCTGTACCGATTATCCTTGCATTACCACCGACCTCTCTGAAATACATCAGAGATTACATCGGCAAGCGAATCCTTCTCAAAGGACTCCGCTGCTACGAAGCGGTAACCAAGATCACGCTGAAAAAAGAAAAGTCAGCAGACGGCATTACATATTCCAGAGCGGCCTTCACATTTGTTAGTAAGCTGACGGACGAACAGAAAGCCGAAGCCAAGGCAATGGCGGAGAATGTAAAAGCCATGGCAGGCAATATCCCGGAAGTAGACGAAGCAGACTACAACGCCGGAGCCGCCGTGGATGCGTCAGAGTTTCAGAATGTAGACGGAGACGCAAATCTGCCGTTCAACTAAGGCAGACCAAGCCAGGAGCGGAAACGCTCCTGGTATTATCCAAAGGAGGCACAGTATGCAGATATTATTTGATAACTGGACCGGCAGATACGATGACGAATGCTTAATGCCGGGAGATATCGTGGAAGCGGCTATGGTTTACAACTTTAGAGAGAACGCAGGAAACCAGACGGATACTATGATCCAGATGAGCGAGGTCGCAGACATCGTAGGCAATCTGCCAATCTATGACACCATATACAAAGAGAACAGATACTCGCCATGGAAGTACGCAGGACAGTGCTATCCGGGAGAGTTACAGAATAGAAATCCGGCACTCATGCCGATGTGCTATATCTGCAGCAGATACAGGGCAGATACCAGAGAGGAACTGGAAGAAAACATCAGAGTGGCGAAGTGGGCAGCAAATAAGGTAGTCAGTGAAGGAAAGATACCGATTGCACCACACCTTTACTTCCCACGTTTTATGGATGACTCCATCGCCGAGGAAAGATACTTCGGAATGGAAGCAGGCAAGCGTCTGATGATGCAGTGCAAGGAATTCCTCGTAGTGACCGTGGATAATGTGATCAGCGAGGGAATGAATGAGGAAATCGACTACATGACGAACAAACTCATGATGCAGGGCAAGTCAATCAATTTCACAAGACTTGGACTGGAACAGGTAATACTTAGTAGATTGGAGCGATAATATGCAGCAGGCAGCGGAGGTCGATTTAGACCGTCTGGTAGATTATAAAACTGAATACTGCTCCGTTATCAAAAAGCACAAGATCACAGGCGACAACCTCACAGGTCTGTGTCCGTTTCATGACGACCGTGCCAATTCATTCTCGGTAGACTTAAAGACCGGAATGTGGCACTGCTTCGCAGAGGATGAGGGCGGAAATTTCGTCACATTTTATGCAAAGCTGAACGGACTGGATACCAAGGAAGCCTATAAGCAGATACTGGAAAAGTATGGAGCATTGAATGAGCCGCAGGAGAAACCAAAAGAGAAGAAACCAGGACTGGATCACTACACCGTGTCCCAGTATTCATTCGAGAAGCGTCTCCCAGAGGACTGGCTGAAAGAGCAATGCTGCCTGCAGACGAAGAAAGACCGAAACGGAGTCCAGTATTTATACATACCATACTTTGACGCAGAAAAAAATCTGGCACTGCACCGTAAGAGATACGGCGGAAAGCAGTTCCGGTGGGAATATGGAAAGACAGACAGGCTGTGTATGTATGGATTATGGCAGATAGAAGCCATAAGGAATATCGGATACGCAGCACTGGTCGAGGGCGAGAGCGATTCCCAGTCCATGTGGTACATGGGAATCAGCACACTCGGAATACCGGGAGCGTCCATGATGCGGGCAGACTGGGCAGGAGTCCTGCAGGATTTGAAACTTTACATCCATGTAGAGCCGGACAAGGGTGGGGAAGCATTCCTCGCAAAAGTCACAAGGGCACTCCGGGAAGGAAAGTTCGTAGGAGAAGTATACAAATGGAGCTGTCGAACACTCGGATGCAAGGACCCATCGGAAGTTTATATGAAGTATGGCAAAGAGGAAGCGGCCGAGAAGATCCGAAAAGCAATCAGCAACGCAGAGCAGATAGACATCGAGGAAGATAACATCCCAGAAGCGGTCGAGGGAGCACCTGTGAACTTAAGGCAGCCGGAAGGTTGGATTTATTCAGAAAAAGGAATCAGCGTGATCGATGAAAAGAAGTACGCACCAGTCATGGTATGCAGAACCCCGATCATTATCACGCAGCGACTGCGGAGCATGGAAACAGGAGAGGAAAAGATAGAGGTAGCATTCAAGAGGGATGGGCAGTGGCACAAGGCAATCTACCCACGAAGTACCATCTTCACATCCAGAGCCATCACAGCACTGGCAGACTTAGGATGCACCGTCACATCGGAGAATGCAAAGCACATCGTAAAATTCTTGGCGGCACTGGAAGCCGAGAACATAGACATCATAAAGAAAGCAGACTCCACAAGTACATTCGGATGGCAATCCGGAAAGCGGTTCGTGCCAGGGCATGACAAGGACATTGTTCTGGACATTGACCCATCGCAGAGGGGCATGGCAGCGGCATACTGCCAGAACGGAACAATGGCGGACTGGCTCAAAATGATAAAGCCACACCGAAGCAGAGACAAGTTCCGGTTCATACTGGCGGCCAGTTTCACAGCACCGCTCCTGCGGATCATAAAGCAGCGAATATTCTTCGTGTACAACTGGGGCGGTTCAAAAGGCGGAAAGACCGCAGCGCTTAAGGCAGCACTCTCCGTATGGGGCGACCCGGAAAGACTGATGGTAAATTTTAACGCAACACAGGTAGGCTTGGAGAGAACCGCATCCTTTTACTGCGACCTTCCGCTCGGAATTGATGAGCGGCAGTTGGCAGGAAACAACCAGAACTCACTGGAAAAAATCGTGTACATGATCGCCAGTGGTACAGGAAAGATACGAGGGGCAAAGAGCGGCGGTATCCAGGCAACACAGACATGGAGAACCGTGGCACTGGCAACCGGAGAAGAACCACTATCAACAGAAACATCGCAGACAGGTGTAAGCACCCGTGTGCTTGAAATATATGGCGGACCATTTGACGATGAGAGGGAAGCCTCCGTCATGCATCAGCAATCTGGAATGAACTGCGGATGGGCGGGGCCGGCTTACATCGGAATGCTCCTGCACACAGATGAAAGAAGCATCACGGAGAAATACGATGAAATGATGCAGTATGTGTACCAGATCAGTAAAGGAAAGAGCGGATCACACATAGCGGGCATCGCAGCGGTGGCACTGGCAGACGCAATCATCGACACATGGGTATTTAATAACGGAGAATGGCTGAAACGGTACGAAAATGGAGAATTTGATACGGAATCAGCCAAAACAAACACGGAAAACCTGCAAATCGACCCGGAATCATGGGAAAGAGCCAAAGAGATGGCAAGGAACATCCTGCAGGAGCAGATGAACGCAGACACCGGAGATGTAAACGAGAATGCCACGCAGTACATCGTGGACTGGATACTGTCAAACAAGGACAGCTTCGGGGAGAAAGCCTTCGGAACGTGCCTTGGTATGATCCAGAACAAGAACGCATACATCTTCCCATCCATGCTGACGCAGGCACTCACGAAAGCAGGGTACTCATCCAGAAAAACACTGAAATACCTCGCAGATAAGGGTCTGATCGGAGTATCAGTCCTTAAGGATGGCAGCACCAAGAACTCCGTAACAAAATGGTTTAACAACCGAAACTGTCGCTTTGTAGAATTCCACCTGGGCGACCTCGCAGAGGAAAAGGACCCATTACTGGAGGAGGAAGAAATCGCAGAGCAGATGAAACCGCAGCAGATGAATCTGCCGGGAATGGGTGATGGATGGCAGACCATACCCGATGAGGAAGCAGATAAACTGCCGTTTAATTAGTCACAGAATTTGCGATTTAGTCACAAAAACCATGGAGCAGAAAAAATTGTGTGACTGGAAATTATGTGACCAAAATCGCTAAAAAGTTATAAAAAACTTTAAAAAACCGCACACCTAAAATTAGGTGTTTAGTTAGGTGTTCGGTTAGGTGTTTAGTAAAAAAGCCAGTAAAATCAAGGCTTTTAATAACATCTAAACACCTAAAACACCTAAATCACTATTTTTATTGTATTTACGGAAAATTGTGTGACTGCATGAAGGGTTAGTCACAAAAATCACTAAAAAAACATGGTGTATTTCAAAAATTAGGTGTTAGGTGTTTAGTAACCCCGACAAAGCCAGTAAAATCAAGGGTTTCACACCGCACACCTAAATGAGCACGTAGGTGTGCGGTAGAAAAATGGAGCATTAGGTGTTCGGAAACAGAAAGGGTGGTGCGAATGGAAGATGAAAGCATCCAAAAGGATGAAGAAAAGCTGAAATCGCTACTGGAGACACTGAAAAAGAATGATGAGAATGTGCCAGAGGAACTCCTAAAGACCAAGTACAAGAAACCGTACCGGGAACTGAAGGATAGCATCAAGGAAGTAGCGGATCAGATCTCCGGCAGGAGAATCAGACAGGACATCGTCATAAAAAACGATGAAGCCGGACAGGTTCTCATAAAGCAGATACAGGAAATGCTTGAGAAAAAACGGAGAGCCGGAACAGGCAAGGAACTCGGCAGGACACTCTACAAGGAATACAGTGTCGAGAAATTCCTACAGGTGGTGGAAGAAATCAGAATAGCAGTCTGGAATCTGTGGATACCTTACTGGCAACAACACTGCTGCTTATACGCAGCACCGGAGTGCTTCGATGAGGACGGACCGCCACCGAAGATTTATAACGATCTGACAAAAGAGTTCCTTGTAGACCAGGAACAGAATATCTGGGAGAAGAAACCAGAGTGGGAATCAGAACAGAGAATGATCATCACAGCCGGAGCGT